AGCGACCCGGAGGGGATTTTTTGCGTTTAGTTTAGCATCAGATTTCATGAAATCTGATTCCTGAATCGCCCTCCGCCAAAATCGGGGGTTTGTGCCTGTGCAACTAGCGACGGCTGTGGCTGTGCAAGTAGCAACGGTCATCCTATATATACTTAGTGTATATATAGCTGGAAATGAAAATAGTTTATATGGTTTCGTGCCTGTATGGGTGGTCATTCTCATAATACTTTTACGCCTCCACGACTAAATAGTTTCAATGCCTGTACAGGATAGCACATTGACGAACGAAACACAATACTGAACTAAATTTCATGAATCGAATGGGGTATTGACGGCATCTCGGATTGGTAGTAATATTGACGGCAAATCAATCGCCGAAGGAGGCAAACCGTGAAAGAATTCACAGCAAGCGTATATATAGAGGGTGAGTATAATCAAGACATGTACGACCTCAACATGGTAGAACAGGCATTACAGGCATGGGCATTAGACGGCTTCATACCTGATGATGAAGATATAGAGATTAATGAAGCATTAGTATCAGGTGGTGCAGTATGGCAATAACCAACAACAGGATATTCCCTAGCTGGGTACCATTCATACAGCTAGCTATTGATGAGTTGTCAGGTACGATGCCTAACGTAACACCAGCCATCACCATCTTAGAGGAAATACAACCATTGCTCAGGTTCTTAGAAGAGCATTCAGACGAGGAGGGTATGATACATGTCGACAAAGTATAGTTTAGATATGATAGGTGTTGAGTATAAGATATGGATACCTTGTGACGCCATGTCTGATGAGGTGGATGAGTTAGTTAATGGTGCTATAGCTGAAGCAGGGGGTGTGACTGCTGTTGTTGGCACTGGCGTTTGGTTGAACAGCAATCACGAGTTTGTGGAGGAGGAGGTGCACATACTCTCGTTCATTGGTCACAATTTGGATGAGGGTATGATGCGCCTTGCACGTATGTTGTTAGAACAAGGACAGGAGGCTGTACTGTTAAGCATTGCAGGTGATGGTATGCTTGTTACCGCCGAGCCTGAAGAAGCGAACAAAGATATCAAATTTAGTTGGAGGGATAACAATGTCGAGTGAAATGATGGGTGAAGAGCCAGCAATTACCGAGGATAGTGACTTGGTTGATATTATTAGAGAGTTATATCGTGGCAGGGTAGGCAGAAACCAGAAAACCTCCGACTTTTGTGTTGGAGGTGCACTGTGTCACTATTTTCTCAGGGATGAGGCTGACTGGCAGATTATTAAGAGACAGCCATTCCCATTCCCTGACTCTCTTGCATATGATTTAGACTGGATAGTTAGAGACCATGCCTCCGAGAGAGTACAAGAGTATTACCTTGGTGACTCGTGGCTTGAAGACCCTTATGATGTTGGTGATGTGCAAGATAGAGAGGATGAGTTAGACCATATTCTGTGCTACTACGCCAACGCCATAATTAATGCTAATGATGCCGGTGACTATGGAGATGCGTGGGTACATGTTGACATGTTCCTAAAGGAGTTTGAGATTGACTAAGTTTAGCGTACACTTCCAGATAATCATGGACTGCACTGAGTATATTGAGGGTGATAATTTGTATGAAGTGTATGATAGAGTTACTAAGCAGGGTGAGTTAGAGCAGATACCGCACGACCAGATAGACGAGGTAGAGTTTATGCAGTATAAGGTGTGGTCTGTTGGTAGGAGTGAGGGTGATACTACAGAATGGATAGGCACAGATAAGGAGAAGTAGATGGAATGCCAAATATGTTTGATAGAGGTTGAAGGAGAACAGTGGGGTATTATTCCTGTTGAAGTTAAGGAGTTAGATGAAAACCCCGATAATGATTGGGTTGATTTCGTCCATGACTACGTGGCATTCGTAGTACACCCATACTGCATGAATGAGGCAGTAGAGTTCTATACTCAGGAGTTAGCAGATGGATATATACAGAATGAATACATTGAGGAGGCAAAGAATGGTTAGAGTATATACATATGAAGAGGTAGAGCAGTATTTTGACCAAGACACGTATGGTGACTTGCTTGACCTGTTGCGTGATATGATTAACGGTAGCTATACGATAGACAGTGTACGACTGGACATAGGAGAATACATTGCGGATTTAGAGTATACTATTAAAAAATTGGGGGACATAGACTATGAGTGAAAATACTAAAGATTGGAACGTGACCTTGACAATCAACGCATACTTAGAGTATACTGTACAGGCTGATGACGAGGAGTCAGCGATTGCCGAGGCAGTCCACCAATTTGAAACAACGGCGCATGGCAACGGAGAAGGAGATTACTATGACTTAGATTTGGGTGAAGAAATTATAGGCAAAAGCGCATACCCATTTGGTATGTATTAAGAGGAGAGAGATGGACAGAATCAATAGAGAATTAAGCGACATAGGCATAGAGATTCACGATTTAAATCAATACTTTATGCCGTTAGTGACAGAGATTACTAAGCTAAGACTAGCACTTGATGTTAGAAATATACTTGAGATTACAAATTACGGCAATCAGATGCCAGAACATATCTACAATGAGTATAAGAAGCGAGCCAGTGAAGCTGGAGAGGTGTATGATGATAAGGCTAGAGAAGAGTTAAAAGCACGAGGAGTACAGGTGATAGGATGAGTTTTTTAATTAATGCACTGACTGCCGTATTCGGCAAGCCAAAGTATGAAGGTGGTGGTGTGACTGTGTTTAGCCCCGAAGATAAGGCTGAGCATACTGCCATGACAGAGGATAGGAGCGATAGGTATGTCCAAGAGGAGTATCATTGGCGCACTAAAGAGGATTGTGCCTCCTGTAGTAAACACAGGGTGGTAATGCAAGTGCCTCATTATGGTGACTTTGGTTATGACGTCACACTATTTATCTGTGCCAAGTGTGCCAAGGACATGTACGGCATTAGTAGATACCTATTTAACACTAGAGTTTTAGCTTGGAAGGATAGTAAATGGTAGAGTTTGACTGGAGAATGGCAATTAATATATGTATACTAGCGTCGGTGATAGTAATCGGCTGTAGAATATGGAGCAAGCATGACTGACTATTACTGCGATGTGCATGGCTGGACTGAAGAGCCGTGTTATTGTAGTATGGTTGGTTGCGACTGCATGGAAGATTGCAGACGCACAAGCTGGTGTGAATGTTATGAGTGCGATAACGAATGTGATTGTGATTGTTTGTAAGAACGATTGCGGAAGATTATATAAAGATTGGTATGGTGAATTAGTCTGCCCTATTTGCGGATACCACGAATACATTAAGGAGGATTATGAATCCAATAAAAATAATAAAATTTGACGACTTTCTGGACTCTGACATACCAGAAGTGCCGTCAATACTGGGTGAGAACCTGATTGTTCCTCAAGGCAGAGTAATAATCTATGGACAGCCGGGCTCTTACAAGTCATTTGCTACGGTGCAGTTGTGCCGTGCTATGGCGAATGGTGTAGACTGGCTAGGCTATGAGATGAAAGTCTCGGCAACTACACTATACCTACAGGGTGAGATTGTAGCTAAGATGATGCAAGGCAGAGGATTAAGTGCGAGGGCTGAGTATGGGCATGCAGACAACACGTTCTACAGCTATGCGAGAGACCTGACACTAAACTCTGAAGCACATTGGAAGGCACTCACCGAGAGAATAGTAGAAAATAAAATAGAATTTATATTTCTAGACCCACTATCCCAATTGCTTGGTGGCAGTGAGGTTGACGACTCCCACGTGAGAGCGTGGCTCGACAGGATGGATGTACTATGCACTGAGGCTAACACAGGCGTGGTGATGGTACATCATGGTAGGAAAACTACGTGGAGAGGTGACGGCTCGTCATACTCAGGAGCGCAGAACCTACGTGGGTGGTCAGGGCTAGAAGGCTGGGCTGACAGTATAGTACACTTGCATTCTCCCAAGAGGGCGCAAGCACAACTACAGTGGCAGAAGGTCAGGCACAACGAAAAGCCCGAAGACCGATGGTTGCATTTCAGTCAAAAAAATGGTATACTCCAAGTGTCCGATGAAGACCCGGCGACGATTATTCGCAGACTGTTATCAGTTGGGCCAAGGACATTGGGAGACATAGACAAGGCACTGCTAGAGGAGGCAGGTATGAAGTATAGCAAGGCTAATGACCTCCGCAAGACGCTAGAAGCTAAGGGAGAGATTGCTTGGGATACAATGGAAGATAATAAAACGAGAATGTATAGGTTGGTAGAATAATGTTGAATAAAATTAGACCGCAAATAATAGTAGCACTTGGAGTGCTTGGTGTAGTGAGTGTACTTGCTATACAGGCAGAGAACCCTGAGTTTATAGCTATCGTCACTGGTTGTACTGGTGGCGTGATAGCCCTCGGCATGAAACTGCTAGAGGGTGAGTAGAATGATTGAGGTGGAGATTACGGAGGATATACTAGACAGGGCTAGAGATGTAGCTGATAGCTGGGACTATAACGGTAGTGGAAACGACCTAACGTCCAGTGGCAACCTTATAGGTGCTGTAGGCGCTCTCATAGTAGCTGATAATTATGGGGTAGATTTAGTAGACCACACAGAATACAACATGATAGTGGATGGTAGAAAGATTTACGTTAAGACAAAGCAAAGAAGAGCAGGGCCACCAAAAGGATACTATGAGGCATCAGTTAATAGAAGTGCCATGCACGTTTTAAAGCCTGACTACTTTGTATTTGTGAGCCTTCGTGAACTGGACACAGCATATATAATGGGGGGCATAGACGTAGGTGAGTTTATAAGTAGGTCACGTTTTCTAGCAGAAGGTGTAGTTGACCCCACTAACGGCTATAAAAATAGGAAAGACTGTTTTAATATAGCATATGAAAAGCTACATGGTTTGGAGGTACTAGTATAATGAAAATAAAGAGGAGTAAGATTGTATACAGTCGAGGAGAAGGAACTACTGTACAACGGCAAGAGTCTAGGGAGCGCAGATGATATATACGTGGATGGGCGTCAGGACATTGCTGGGTACATCAAAAAATCCAACAAGAAAGGCTTTACCGTTGCCAAACTCACGGAAGGGGACTATGTATTCGTCACCGCTGGTGGACACACCGTTGGTATCGAAGAGAAGAAGGCTCACGACCTCTGTAATAGCTTACGAAGCAGGCGATTGCAGAGACAACTCAGAAGGCTTGAAGGTGCTGTTAGTATCCCCATTCTTGGACTTAGATTCACTGATAAGGGACGCTCTAAGGCACAGTTCTCGCCTGATTGGTGGCAACTCAATAATTTAAATTTAATAGTAGAGTTGCTGAAGTGGGACTTGCGTGGTAATACTATATTAATTCCTGCGGCTGACCAGCAAGTGCTGTCAACGCTCAAGAGAATTAAGAATGTCATGCAACCCGGTCACCATCTGCTAAGTATAATTGCAGGTGATGACTATAAAAGAATACAGGACAGTAGTCCATTCCGCAAATTAGTCCGTAGACTTATAGACGGAGTTGGGCCAACTGCCTCGATAAAGTTAGAGGAATATTATGAGGGTGACGTAAGAGCGTTACTTGAGGACAACGAGGAAGGGTGGAAGGAAGCTGGACTACACGTAGGACAGCGGAAAACACTAGGAGAATTATTAAATGCGAACTAGCGTAACGGCACTCGACAACTGGCAAGAGTGTCAAATGAAATATACATACAAGGGCAGAAGGCTCAAGGAGCATAACTATACTCCGAGTGGGCCACTAACCTCTGGCATAACATTCCACGATTCGATGGAACGTGCCATAATGACAGGCAAGGTTAACGATGCCTATAATCATGCGGACGGTCTGTTGGAGGATGGTAATAGATTCAAGCCCGGAGTGATGAGGATGCTTGACCGAGTGCCCAAGTGGTTGCTCGACGTTAAGATTCCTGTTGCCGAGGATAAATTGGAACTCGACATTGACGGCATCACGTACGTGGGCAAGCCAGACCTATGGACGGTGACCGACTACGGCGTAGTAATATACGAGTTCAAGACCTGTAGCGAGAAGGGTGCAGGTGTCAAGAAGAAACTGCTCAACTACGAGGAGTGGGGCATACAGCCTGTTAGATATGCGTGGCTACTACAGCAGACGTATGACTGGCTGGAGGGACAACCATTCTACCGCCAGCATATATTGTGGAGTACTCAAGATGACCCGATAGAGGGAAATGAGATTTTAATTTCACAAAATGCTATTGACAACGCCGGGCGAGATATGATAAGATTAGCGAACAGTGTCCGTGAGACTGAAGCACCAACTCACCACTTCACACCGCTATGTAACTGGTGTGACTACCAGCAACTCTGTCGAGGATGGTTAACTGGTGCTGACGTTGATGGAATAATAGAAGAGAAGTACTATGAGGAGGAATATATTGCACATTAGTACGTTGTTATATGGTGGGCCCGGAGTAGGTAAGACATCCTTGGGGGTGTCCTCATTCTGGAACTACATGAAGGGAGAGCCTGTGCCCGGCAAGAACGGCAGGCTACTGTTGATTGGTAGAGAGGAGAACGATGCTCTAGGCATACCCGAAGAGAATATTGTACGCTTCCCACTACCACAGAATGACCCGATTAAGTTTGCAAAGGACTTTGAGG